TGAAGCTAATGCCAATGCTGCTAGTTATGATGTATGGTGGAATAGTTTAACTGATGATCAAAAAGAACAATTGTTTGAAGATCGAGATGCTAGTGAAAGGGGAATGACAGATGAGGATTTTTTTGGACCCAATAAAACCTCAGGAATATAATGAATGTAAATAACATATCAAAAGAACGCTTTTTAGAAGCTAAGAAAAAAATCACACGTAAGTATCCTAATGCTAGAACTATAATGGACAGTGAGGGTAAATATTATGTTGCAACCGAAAATGGTCGTGACATATGTAATTTACAAATTGGTAATTCAATAAATGGTTTTAAATTTGATCAAACAGAACACTATGAAAATGGTTTTGAGATAGACAGACTTAACAGTCAACTTAATAAAATATCTATGATACCACACAGTGATTCAGTTAAAGAAGCATGGCTTAAAACGGAGATAGCTATAAAGTCATACCACGTAGTAGAACGTAATAGTAATAAGTTTAACGACGAGAAAGTTATGCAGAAAATGGCAAAATATGAGTAGAGCGTTATTATTATGTTTATTGTATTTCACAGGAGCTCATCTAATGACTTGGTTTCAATTAAATGGTCAATTTATATGGTCTTGGTTTAAGGATCACCCATTAACTTTATGTTTATTTGGTGTGCCAGTAAGTTATTTATATATATTAGCTACTAAATATTCGTTTGATGCCTTTAATGAATTACTTTGGCCAGGAAGATTTTTAGGATTTGCTGTGGGTATGATTACTTTCACCCTATTTACCAGTATATTTATGGGTGAAGGAATTAATAATAAAACAATAGTAAGCTTAATTTTAGCCTTAATTCTAGTATCAATTCAGGTTTTTTGGAAATAATTTGTATGTATATCAAATTGACTGATTTATCGTAAGAAAATCAATAGTTTACAACCGCTACCCAAGGGAGCAAAAATTAAATAAAAAATGACACATTTACAATTAGCACACACCCCGTTTGACATTCTAGTCAAAAATTTCTTCGAACAAGATTCCACATTCGACAAAGTAAATCACAGAGCAGTAAATCACCCAGTAGACATTTGGGAAGATGATGAAGGCTTAACTCTAGAAGTTGCTTGTGTTGGTTTAGACAAAACCGACGTAGAAGTAGATATCGAAGATGATATTTTAAAAGTATTTTACAACAAAAAAGATGGTTCTAACGAATCCGCTCACTATCATTATAGAGGAGTTAAAAAAAGCAGTTTTGACTTAGGTTGGAAAATCGCTCGACGATTTGATTTAACCAAAGCAAATGCAAATATGGAAAATGGATTACTTAAGATTTTAGTTCCGTTTTCTAAAGCTGCAAAACCAAAATCACTTAAAATCCAATAATTAATAACTGTCAGTCAATTTATCCTCATTTTTAATTAGGTTACGTTCATGTTTAGAGAGGGATTAGTTGAGGAGCTAGTCCCTTTCTATATTTATCACAAAACAATTTATGTTCACATTAGGAATACCCCTTAAACAAAAAAGAAGAACATTAGGTTATTTATCTAATGAATATTTCCCTGGTGGGATGAAAAAGTTAGGACAACAAGTCCCATACGAAATAATTTCAACTGATCGAGAAGGTGGCTTTTTTGTAATATCTTTCCCCGATATGGATGAATACGAATTTAGAAACATTACATTTCAATTAAAACAACAAGGAGTCACAGTTATAGGAGCTGACACTCAATTAACAGAAAAAACTATGAAGTTAGTAAATTTAGTACCATTAAGGGAAAATAGATTATCAGGTCCATTTAGTGGTGAACAAATTAAAAAAATGGTTAGTAGAGATCAAGAAACCATGTTTTTTGCAAATGGTAACTACTATCAAGCAACCTCAGAATTTCAAGATTTTGAAGGAGATTTATCAGTAATGGATAGAGATGGATCTGAAGATTATATTGATATTAAAGACATTGAATTTGCAGAAGCAACTCATGGCTTTGCTGGCGCAGGTATGGATGAAAATAAAGTAAATGAAGGTCGAATCAATGGGCCCTTTACTTGGAAAGATTACAAAACCCTATTAAACATTGCCCTTAAAGATGATAGTGCCTTAGCTTTTGTTGGGGGAAGCCATATAATTGAAAGTGGGTTTTTTATCTCATTAGAACCTGATGGACTTGACCCAAATGACCCAGAATCTTTTTTCGGTCTTAAAGAAGATGGTGAAAAGGTAGAGGTTAGGTATGATGAGGTTGAATTTGTAGAAACATCCACAGTAGATGAAGGTTCTTGTGGTTATGCACCTGATGGTGAAGATCCTAACAAAGCAGATCAACCCGCAGGACCCCATCTATTAAGAAAGAAAATACGAGAAATAATAGAAACCTACGTTGATGATCCTAATGTACCTGGTGTTACAGGAATGGAAGACGCAGGTGGTAAAGTTAGAGATAATATATTAGCAGCTATACCTGATAGTTATGGTTATCAAGATTTAGCACAAGATATAGCTTATATAATTCAAAATGAGTATGGTTCTCATAATATAAAACCATTTTTACAAACACTAACCCAAAAATTACAAAGACCTAACTACTAATGCCACACAAAGTATTTATACGCCACACATACATTTATAAATGCAGCGACAAAGCTTGCAGTGAAGAATGGAAAATCAACGAAGCATCTAATTTAGATAAACTACGATGCCCTCATTGTGGTAAATATTCCACAGTAGAATATGTGGATGTAGATCAAAGAACAAAGTATAATAGAAGAGGAATGGGTTTATAAAATACTTTAAAAATAATTGTAAAAAGACTTGGAGACCCCAGGTCTTTTTTGTATCTTATGGGTGTAAAACATAAGAGATAAAAATATGGAAGAATTAAGGTCATTTATTAACCAAATGCAAGCTACATCTAGTAGCTTAGATAAGGTAAAAATATTAAAACAACAGTCAGAATTTATTCAAAAAGTAATTGAATACACTTACAATCCATTTAAACAATACCATGTTACAAGTAAAACATGTATTAAAAATAGTGATTTATGTGGACATGGTTTAGCACTTGATTTATTTGATCTATTAGATAAATTAAATACAAGAGAAGTTACAGGACACGATGCTATTAAGTTAATAAATAGATTCGCAGCTAATTATCCCCGCACTGATAATGTTTTAATCTATAATATTATAGATAAAGACTTAAAAATCAGAACAGGTGCTAAAGTAATTAATAAAGCATTTCCAGGTTTAATTCCAGAATTTAATGTTGCATTAGCACAAAATTATGAACCTAAATTAGCTTCATTTGGTGAAAATGTAACTGAAAAATGGTACGCATCTAGAAAATTAGATGGTGTACGTTGTTTAGCAGTTGTAGACATAGAGGGTAATTGTAGACTTTATTCTAGAATGGGTAAAGAATTTACTACTTTAGATAAAGTAAAACAAGCTATTGAAGCAACAGGTGTTATTAACACAGTATTTGATGGTGAAATTTGTATATTAGATAAAGAGGGTAATGAAGATTTCCAAAGTGTAATGAAAGAAATCAGACGTAAAGATCATCAAATTGAAAACCCTTCATTTATGGTTTTTGATATGTTAAGTGGTGAGGAATTTAACAATAAAAAAGGTTCACATTCATTAAGCACACGTTTATGGAGATTAAGAACTTTTATAGAATCTTTAGAAAATAAAAATACATTACGTTATTTAGATCAAGCAGAAATTACAGACGAAAGACATTTTGACAAATGGGCTCAAATGGCAGGTGACAATAATTGGGAAGGATTTATGTTACGTAAGGATGTAGGTTATGAAGGTAAACGTAGTAAAAATTTACTTAAAGTAAAAACATTCTTCGATGCTGAATATAAGGTAGTTGATTGTGATTTTGGTCCTATGTCTGTTGTTAGAGATGGTAAGGAAGAACAAGAAACTATGTTAGCACAAGTTTACATTGAACATAAAGGTCATAGAGTAAAAGTTGGTAGTGGTTTTAGTCAAGAACAAAGAATTAAATACATGACTGAAGACATTGTTGGTAAAACAATTACGGTACAATATTTTGAAGAAACCCACAACGATAAGGGGGGTATATCATTAAGATTCCCTACAGTAAAACACATATATGAAAGTAGAAGAGATTGTTAAAAATAATACTAAAGTTCTTACAATAACAAAAGAACTTAATGGTTTAAAGTGGCCTAAAGTTTTAACTAAATATAAAAAAATCCCAACTGTATACTATATTGTATATAAGGGCATTTTAGTAAAGATAGGAATCTCTAAAAACATATATTCTAGATTTTGTAGCTACAGAACTGAAGTTAAAAAATTAAATGAAAATTTAATTCATGGCACAAATGGATCTGTTTTAACTGTCCTTAAATTAAATGAAATTATGAGTGTAGGAGATAGTGCTGAAATTTATGCTTGGTTTATTAAACCTAAAAAACAATTTGAGATACATAATGGTAGACAAGTACCAATAACAGTAGATTTAATAGGATTAGAAACACTAGAAAGGAAAAAGTATAAACCTTTATTAAAATAAAATGGCACTAAACAAACAATCAATCAGGTCAACACAAACAATTTATCTTAACAGGAGTGTTACTCCGTCTGACAAGTCAGAAATAATTGCATTAAGTGAACATTGGACTGACAAAGAAGAAGAAACATTTAGAAAACTATTAAAACAAGGTGGAAGTGTTACTTTACAGGGGAATCATTTTAAAATAGTTAGAGAAGAAAAACAAGTAGGCTTAAGAGAATGGTAAAGTAATTACAGAAAAATTAGGGGAAACCAAATACCTTTCGTATATTTACGTGTAAATATAAAAACAAAATATGAGTAAAATAAGAGAATATACCCAAGTAATTAAAGGTAAGTACGACACTAAAG